ACCCCACCATTACAGTGAAACAAATGGCTAGCGTTTTAGGCCTAACCCTTACCGCGGTTAGAGAGGGCATCGCTAATAATCATTATAAGGCCTTCGCCTATTGCTATGGTAAAGGCAAGAAACGAACCTTCGTCATTGACCGGTTCGGATTTGAAACATACCTGGCTCGAACAGGGAGAAGTGAAGAGTACATCAAGGAGGCATTTAATCATGCATGCATTTCTTAAATTAGTAGCCGGATTAATCCTTATGGGCTCCGTTGGTAGCCTCGAGATTGACCGCATAGGCTTTACTCAGTATTTTGTGCAATGCGCCTTGGGTGTGGCCTTATGGATTGTGGCCGAGCAAGGCCAAACAATCAGACGGCTCAAAAGGAGACCACGATGAGACGGAAACCACTCATCCCGATGATGCGGCTCAAGAACAGTTTCGACCTTAAGAAGCTGATTTACGATAACACACCATACGGGTTATGTAGTTTCGGTGAAGTCGTCGGCGTAAGTCCGATGACCCTGGTCAAACTATCTAAGCACTTACCTGTGAGGATATGCACTGCCAGGTTAGTCGCTAAAGGACTTGGCCAAAGAATAGACTTCTTATTCGACCAGTGTTCGATTCAACAAAAGACCTGGGGCAATCGATTTGGCTACCGCATGAAGCCGGAAGTATTCCGTAAGGTGCTAGCTGATAAGAGATTGTCCATTCAAGACGTCGCTGAGATGTGCGGGATGCACTATGCAACCCTATACAGCCATCTCAAGGGCACCAATAAGTCGATGTCCTTTAGTAAGGCTGTTATCTTAGCTGATACGCTAAATATCGACATCGGATTGTTATTTGACTTTAGCCAGTATTAAGTGAGGCAACCCTCATATGGGCAATGATGGCCAATTGGTACGGAGCCCAACGGTAGTATATTTTGCAATTTAGCAGAAAGGAGGTTCCTATGCAGAACCCTACAAAGAACAACGTACGGACCTTTGTTAGAAGTCTGTACAACGCTCGGCTTTTGGAACAAACCGAAGCAGAAAGCGTAGCGCTCGAATCACACTATATTAGCCTTGAGGCTGACGGACGTGTAGCAGCTGCTGAAGCGTTCCACAAAGTCATTAACGGCCTACGTGAAGCAAGTAAAGGCGCCCAACGTTTGGAAGAATTGGGCTATGGTACGCTAGCCAATAAGCTCGTACCTGATGCGGATAACTTCATCAAACGTATGTGTAAACCGCTCCATGAATGGTGGTATGACAACTTGGACGTTAACTCCGAGAAAGGCCAAAAGTGGCATGCAGTCCTTGAAGTGGCCAAGCCTTACGAAATTGAGATTCGTAAGTTGAAGTCAGCACGGAATGCATTGAATAGCATTATTGATCGTTCTGCCTCAGGGAAGCAAGCCGTAGCTGAACTTAAGAAATTTGGATTCGACTATGACACCTGGGCTCACGCGCAAGTTGATATCGGCGGTCCTACTGACTTCGATATTCTTAAACGCCCAAAAGAAAACGACCGCATCAGTACTGGAACTACTGACACGGCCATATCAAAATAATTTGACACTTATATTATACGAGGTATTTGAACTATGAACAAGAAAGTAATTGTATCCACGCTCGCGATTTCCGCATTAGCGGTTAACGTATTCGCTCAAGGCAGTAATTTAGGCCCTAATGGCACCGCTAATGGCGATGCAAGCCTAGTGATTGGCACGAATAATACAACTACTACAAACGCTACATCCGCATTCATCGCGGGCACTCAAAATACAGTATCCGCTCCAAACGGCATCGCCTTTGGTACTAACAATACGGTATCTGGTGAAAATGGTTTTGCCGGTGGTAACGATGCAAAAGCATCCGGCCGTAACTCCTTCGCATTCGGCTCTCACGCCGAAAGTTTAGTAGAGTATACCATCGCCATCGGGAACCAGGCTAGAACTGCATCTTATGATAGTGTAGCTATTGGCAATGGTGCGTTCGTATCTGGCGAAAGTTCCGTGGCCTTTGGCCGTTCTAACAATGTGACTGGAGAAAACTCCGTCGCAGTTGGCGCCAATAATGGTACCGTAGCAGGTGGCCAGTCCGCCGTAGTTGGCTACAACAACAAAATTGGTTCCCAAAAGGAGCAACTCGTGTTTGGCTCGAACTCCGAGTCTAACGGCCAAGGAGCACTAGTATTTGGTACACACTCCAAAGCCGTAGCTACGGATGCACTTGCATTTGGTAATAATGCATTAGCTGATAAGGCAAACGCCGTTGCCATCGGCACTAACAGCGTTACAGATGACGCGGTAGGGGTTGACGGCGTAGACCTTAACGGCACTCGTCACATCTTCGCCGGCGAGCAACCAGGCGCAGTCGTATCCTTTGGCTCCAAAGCTCGCACAGGTGCAGGTGGCGTTGCTCAGTATAACAGACAGTTGCAGAACGTGAGCGCGGGACGTGTTGAGGCTGATAGCTTAGATGCTGTCAACGGCTCCCAATTGTACGCTGCATACGATGAAATCAACAACATCGGCGCGAAAGTGCGTACTAATACGGCTGATATCAATGCACTTCAAGGCACCTCTGCTAACCACGAAGGCCGAATTACTGCACTTGAGCAACGTACATACAACATGGCCGGTGAAATCAATAATCGTATCAATTCTACAAACCAACGAATTAATCGATTAGGTGCTAGCTCCGCAGCATTAGCAGGGCTCCATCCTTTGGATTTTAATCGTAGCGATAAGGTCAGCTACGCGGTTAGCTACGGTCATTACCGTAACAGCAACGCCGTAGCACTTGGTGTATTCGCTAGACCTAATGAAAGATTGATGATTGGCGTAGGTGCTACTTTAGGTGCTGAAAATCAGTATACTATCAACCTTGCCTTTAAAACAGGCAAAGGGTCTGATTACCTCGCTGAGGCTAAGGATGCGCAAAGCCGTATCAGCAAGTTGGAACGCTTAGTGGATGAGTTAACGCAAGAAGTTGCTGCTCAACGTCGCATTTAGGAGGTCACTATGAAGAAGAACGCACCCTACACGCTCAATATCGATATGTCCTTATCCGAAGATATGAATACGCTCGCATGCAAAACCGAAGCATCAGTACACAATGAAATCGTATTAGCCTCGATGCTTGCTGGTGCAGTTGTTGCACTCGCTCATGACCATAGTATTGATCCGCACAAGTTTGCAGAAGCCGTATGCGGTACGGTTATGGAATTTATTGATAAACCGGGATTTACAAAACCCAAAGAACAATTATCTTAGGGGGGATTGCGGATGGCCCGGAAAAATAGAAGAAAACGGATTGTGAAAGATACTGCAATAGAGCAGTTGATTTCACCTAAAGCACCTATTACACCTCCACCTAGTCCGTGGGATGTACGTAAGTCTCTAGGGGAACAATCTAAACGTGAAAAGATTGTTACGGAGCGACTTACTAAGATTGATACCTGGGTGACTAGAGCTTGCCAAGTCGTATTCATCATCTTAGGTGTTTGTATTCTCATGCTGCTATACGTTAACGGCATTATTTAAATATTAACTAGAAAGGATTTTACTCATGATAAGAATCACTTTTGAAGCAAAAAATTATGTATCCCTTTGTGAAGAACTTAAAACGTTCTTACATTACAGTAATATACCTACGACGAAAGAACCGCCCACAGCTCCTGTGGTACCCGCCACAGTCCAAGCTCCGCCAGTGGCTCCAGTTACTCAACCTACTACAGTAGCGCCTGTGGTACCGACATCTGTGTCGGTACCAACGGCTCCAGAACCAGCGCAAGCACCGCCTACACCGGCTGTACCTGTAGCACCGGTTAAAGAATATACCTTGGAAGAAATTCAGGTGGCATTGCAACCATTAATGGATGCAGGCCGTACGAATGAAATTGTCGGATTGATGCAAAAGTACAAAGTGGCAAGCCTTCCTGAGCTTCCAAAGGACCAATTCCCTAATCTCGTAGTTGACCTTCGCAACATGGGGGCTCGAATCTAATGGCTAGTCATGCGCTACTAAGCGCATCAAGTTCCCATCGGTGGTTACATTGTACAGGGGCGCCTCGTTTAGAGGCGACCTTCCCTGATACTACATCTGAGTATGCAAAAGAAGGAACCCTCGCACATGAACTATGTGAATTGAAACTTAAAAAATACACTACGGCGATGGCCAAAGGCACCTACACCAGGGCCTATAACAAAATCAAAAAGAATGAGTTATGGGCCAATGAAATGGACGAAACCACAGACGTGTATCTCGAATATATCAAGTCCATCATGTTAAGTTACAAGGTCGCTCCTGTAGTGGTTATCGAAAAGCGTGTTGACTTTAGCCAGTATGTACCTGAAGGATTCGGTACGGCGGACTGTATCATCTTGGCCGGTGATACGCTCCACATCATCGATTATAAACACGGTAAAGGTGTTGTAGTTGATGCGGATCATAACCCGCAAATGATGTTATACGCACTCGGTGCGATGCATGATTACAGTCTCTTGTATAAGTTCAACACTATCAAGATGACGATTGTGCAACCTAGAGTTAACAACATTTCAGAGTTTGAAATGTCCTCCGATGACCTCCGTAAATGGGGGGAGGAGGTAGTCGCGCCAAAAGCTAAGGAGGCCTACGAAATGGAAGGTCACACATTTGAGGCTGGCGCCTGGTGTGGGTTCTGTAGAGCGAAGGCTCAATGTCGAACACGATGTGAGCATTTCGATGCAATGCATGTATTCACGAACCAAGACCCTCGACTCATTAGTCTTGAAGAACTCGGCACATATCTAGAGCATGGCAAGGATATCGAATCCTGGTACAAGGATATCAAGGAATACGCATTATCTGAATCCTTAGCCGGCGCTGAGGTGCCAGGTTGGAAAGCTGTAGAGGGCAGAGGCTCTCGCGCGTTCCAAGATGGCGATACCGCCATTCAAACCCTTATCAATGGTGGGGTGGATGAATCTATCCTATATGAACGTAAGGTCCTTACTTTGGCTCAAATCGAAAAGGCCATCGGTAAGAAAGAATTTAATGAACTCGTAGGCGACCAGGTCGTTAAGAATCCAGGAAAACCTACTCTTGTAGTTGATACGGATAAGCGCCCACGTATCACTAACCAACCTAGTGCGGCGCAAGTGTTTAATACCAATGGAGGTAATTAATTATGGCATTCCAATGCAAACCAACAGAAGTTCTTTTACAAAACGTACGTCTTTCCTTTGTTCATTTACTTGAACCATACACTAATCCTAACAATTTCAGTGAAGCCAAATATAGCGCTATGATTCTTGTACCAAAATCCGATACCGCACAAGTTCAAGCAATTCAGCAAGCCATTGAAGCAGCAATCGCAGATGCTCGTGTAAAACACGGCGCCAAGGTTCCGGCTCAACCTAAAACACCAATTCACGATGGCGACGGATATACGCCAGGCGGTAAAGAATACGGCCCAGAATGTAAAGGTCATTACGTGTTTAATGCGTCTCAATCCATGAAATTCAAGCCAGAAGTAGTCGACCTTCAAGGTCAACCTCTTACTGAACCTGGCCAGGTATACTCTGGCATGTACGCCAACGTATTGGTTAACTTCTATTTCTACAATAACCAATCCAGTGGTATCTCTGCCGGTTTAGGTCCTGTACAAAAAGTACGTGATGGTGAACCCCTTGGCGGTGGCCAACCTGCATCCGCCGCATCTGTATTCGGTGCTCCTCAAGGGAGTGCAGCTAATGTATTCGGTGGTGCTGAAGCAACGCAAGCTATCAACCCTGTTACTGGCCTTCCAATGTAATAGGTGGCCATTATGCGCCACTTAAACATTGACATTGAAACATTCTCATCCAATGACATCGGCGCAGGTGTTTACAAATATGTCGAAGCGGAGGATTTTGAAATCCTCCTATTCGCATACGCGTACGACTTTGGCCAGGTTGAAGTTGTGGATCTAGCACAGGGTGAAACAATTCCTGATGCGGTGATTGCAGACTTACAAAATCCGGATGTCATTAAACATGCCTACAATGCTCAGTTTGAAATTACTTGTTTGAACAAAGCCGGATATACTACGCCTTTACGTCAATGGCACTGCACGATGATACATGGGGCCTATTTAGGGTATCCTATGGGCCTTGCTAAGTTAGGCGTTGCCCTAGGCCTACCTCAAGATAAATTAAAGGATAAAGCTGGCAAGGCTTTAATCCGATATTTTAGTATTCCTTGTAAACCGACTAAATCTAACGGCGGTCGAACTCGTAATTTGCCCCATCATGAGCCGGAAAAGTGGCGAACCTATGTCGAATATAACAGGCAAGATGTAGTTACTGAAATGGAATGTTATAAACGCCTCGCATCGTTTTCTGTACCGGAGGAAACATGGAACGATTGGTACATTGATATTGAAATTAATAATCGTGGTGTACTGATTGACCATGACCTGGTTATTGGTGCTCTTTGTATTGATGAGGAAAACACGAACATCCTTACAAAGGAAGCACAGGAAATTACACGGCTAGCCAATCCAAATTCTACACAGGCGCTCCTTAATTGGATTAACACCAACACAGGGGCTAACCTTCCAAATCTAACAAAAGATACAGTTGACGGCGCTCTTAAGAGTGATATTAATCAAGTGGCCAAACGTGTTCTTACCTTACGCAAGAAACTGGCCAAATCCTCGGTATCAAAGTACGTCAAGATGGAAGATTCCTGGGGCTCAGATTATCGCCTCAGAGGCGTGCTACAGTTTTACGGAGCTAATCGTACTGGACGATGGGCAGGACGGCTGATACAGGTCCAAAACCTACCAAGAAACTACATCGAAACGCTTGATGTCGCACGTTCCCTCGTGACACATCGTAATCGTGTAGGGCTGGAGCTCTTATATGGTGATGTCGCTGATACACTCTCACAATTAATCCGTACGGCGATTATTGCCCCAGAGGGTAAGACATTATGCGTGGCTGACTTCTCTGCCATTGAAGCTCGGGTTATCGCCTGGCTAAGTGGTGAGCAATGGCGTCAACAGGTATTCGCCCATGATGGTGATATCTACTGCGCGTCGGCGTCATCGATGTTTGGTGTTCCAGTCGTGAAGCATGGCGAAAACGGACACCTACGGCAAAAGGGGAAAGTTGCAGAATTGGCCCTTGGGTATCAAGGAGGCGTCAACGCATTAAAGGCTATGGGCGCCCTTGATATGGGGCTAGCAGAAGAAGAACTTCCGGACATTGTAAGGTTATGGCGCGAGGCGTCACCTCGTATTCGTGATTTATGGTATCAGGTAGAAAACGCTGCGGTGTATACCGTAACCACAGGTAACCCTATGGGCCTTGACCACGGTATTATATTTCGATTAGAAATTGATCCGATATATGGCTATCGCTACATGACGATAGAGTTACCAAGTGGGCGGAAGCTATTCTACCCAGGGGCGTATATCAAAGAAAACCAATTCGGTAAGGATGCAGTCCATTTCAAGGCGCAATTCAATAACGCCTGGGTGGATGACAGCACGTATGGTGGAAAGCTTGTCGAAAACATTACCCAAGCCATAGCTCGAGACTGCCTGGCGGTTACATTGAGACGATTAACGATAGCCGGATATCCAATTACTATGCACATCCACGATGAAGCGGTTATGGAAATTCCAGCCGAAGGTAAGGATGAAACACTTAATAAGGTTAACACGATATTTGGGGCTCCGATTCCATGGGCTGAAGGATTACACCTCTCCGCCGCCGGATTCACCAGTGATTATTATATGAAGGATTAGAAAGGGCGTTGGCCATATGATTAATGATAAAAAACTAATAATTAGCGTAGGCCAAAGTCGCACGTCCAAACAATGGATTCAAACGGAGCTGATGTGGTCAGAGTTCATTGAACGACTTCGTACACCGCAACGTACTACGGAAACAGTTGAGCAGTATCATCAGCTACCTAAGTCCGCACAGGCTAAACTGAAGGACATCGGTGGTTTCGTCGGTGGTAGCTTAATCGGTCTCCAACGTAAGGCGATTAACGTCACAGGCCGTGACCTTATCACACTTGACCTTGACGCCATTGAGCCTGGCCAAACGGATAATGTAGTGCGTACAGTGGACAGTTTAGGCATGGCGTACGCCGTGTACAGTACTCGTTCACACACGCCACATCGTCCGCGGTTACGGGTAGTCATCCCAACCGACCGCACCATGACACCGGATGAGTACGAGCCAGTCGCTCGTAAGGTGGCCAGCTTAATCGGCATCGGCATGATGGACTCGACTACGTTCGAGGCCTCGCGGTTAATGTACTGGCCAGGGTGCTCAAGTGATGCACAGTATGTATTTCGATTTGCAGATAAGCCGTTCTTATCTGCAGACGGCATACTAGCAGAATACTCCGATTGGCGGGACGTGGCGTCATGGCCACAGGTGCCGGGTTCTGAGACTTCAGTTCGAGTCAAACAGCTTCTTACGAAGCAACAGGACCCGTTATCCAAGCATGGCATCGTAGGTGCCTTTTGTAGGCAGTATGGCATCCGTGAAGCAATCGATACATTCTTACCTCACGCCTACGCTTACGTTGACGGCTCTAATGACCGCCTAACCTACGTCGAAGGTTCTACCATCGGCGGTGCGGTGATATATGACGATGATAAGTTCTTATATTCTCATCACAATACGGATCCGTGCGGTGGCCAACTCGTGAACGCGTTCGACCTGGTTCGACTTCATAAGTTCCATGACCTCGACGAGACGGCTAAGGACGGCACACCGCCGCATAAGATGCCATCGTTTCTTGCAATGAGTAAACTCGCCTTTGAGGACTCAGAGGTGGCCATCAGCATCCAACAGGAACGTGCACGTGAGTCAGCTACGAACGTGTTCCAAGAATCGATAAGTAATTCTAATACTACCGATGTGACCGACCTTGACGCCAACGCTATGCTCGAGACGGAATGGATGAAGTCCGCCGGCCTCAAATATAACGAGAATCAAGGGCTTAAAAAGACACGTGATAATATTCTTAAAATATTAACACATGACCCGGCCATCAAGGGACGTATCGCATACGATAAGTTCGGTAGTCGATATATGGCGATGGGTGCCTTACCATGGGCGCTATCGGAACACGGTAAACGCATATGGACTGACACCGATGATAGTGGTATCCAGTGGTACTTAGAAAACCGATTCGATATCACCGGTAAGGATAAAGTCCTTGATAGTGTGCTACTGATAGCGAAACAAAACGCATTCAACCCTGTGACCGATTATTTGGATAGTCTCACCTGGGATGGCGTGGAACGATTAGATACAATCTTCATCGATTACCTGGGCGCAGAGGATAACGTGTACACACGTGCAGTAGGTCGTAAGGCCTTCGTTGCTGCGGTAGCACGTGCCTATGAGCCAGGGTGTAAGTATGACACCATGCCGGTATTAGTCGGCGCCCAAGGAATAGGGAAATCATCTCTTATTCGATTAATGGGTAAGGATTGGTACGCTGATGGGCTTAATACTTTTGATGGTAAGGAAGCTGCAGAAAGCATCCAAAATAGTTGGCTAGTTGAAGGCGGGGAAATGGCCGGGTATTCCAAGGCGGAAGATAATGCATCGAAACAATTCTTATCTCGCCAGGTTGACGTATTCCGTAAGGCCTATGGTCGCCGTACTGAAGAATATCCACGCCAATGCGTGTTCTTTGGTTCCACTAACCAACACGAGTTCTTAAAGGATATTACGGGCAACCGCAGATTTTGGCCAATTCAATTAGGTTTAAAGAAACCAACAAAAAATGTATTTAAGAATTTACCCGGTGAAGTGGATCAGATGTGGGCGGAAGCCAAAGCTAGATACCGTCAAGGGGAAAGCTTAATTATTGAAGATAATGAGGAAGTGCTTCGCCTTGCAAATTTAGCACGAGAAAGCCATATGGAAGGAAATGCTAAAGCAGGTGTAGTAACTGAGTTCTTGAAACAGAAAGTACCTGAGAACTGGAGCACGATGTCACCTAAAGCACGCGATATGTTTATGTCAGGCACACACGCGGTACCTGGGCAGGTGCTAGTATTCCGTGACAGGGTATGCGCTGCAGAAGTATGGGTTGAATGTTTTGGACGTCCATTATCTTGGATGAAGAAGTCGGACAGCCGAGAGCTTAATCAAATTTTAGATAACATTCCATTCTTAATGAGGTTTGATTCGATGAAAAAATTTGGGCCTTATGGAGCCCAAAGAGGATTCTCAATTATACCTGGATTGATGTAATTTTCGAAGGTAACATTCCTGAAAATACCCCCCATATTCTCAAAAAGAATGTTACCTGAGAATGTTACCATGTTACCCGAATGTTACCGGAATGTTACCTAGAATGTTACCCTAACAAACCTAGTGTTTATCTATATTTATAGTACTTATTATATATAAAGGTAACATTTATATATATATATAGTAGAAATATATATATTTAAGTACGTTATAGGGGTTAAACGGGGTTAAATAGGGTATGTATCTATATGTAAAGAAAAAAAGTGCAACTTTGTTACCTTAGGTAAATGATAATCTCAAAATGGAGGTGTGATATATGCTTGAAAAACTAATCGAACAGAAATTGGTTCGGGGTGTTAGAGAGTTGGGCGGTAAGGCCTATAAGTTCGTATCGCCTGGCAACGTCGGTGTGCCCGATCGGATTGTGATATGGCCGGACGGTACCGTTCAATTCGTAGAGCTTAAAACGACACGAGGTCGATTAAGCCAACTACAGGATGCGCAGTGTAAGAAACTATTGAGCCTACTGCAGACCGTTTATATCCTTTACGGCCCTGAAGCCGTTAAGGACTACCTAACGAATGAAGGTGGTATTCATGGCGAGAGTTCCGTGTAAGAACTGTACCAGGCGTACACCTGGATGTCATGGCATGTGTTCCGACTATAATTTGTACAAGGTATTGAGCAAATACGAAAAAGCGAAGGACCGTGATGATACCGTCGTACAGTCATATATCATGACAAACGTACGGAAGATTCGTCACAAGATGCAAAAGGCAAAGTACGGATGCACGGTTAAAGATTAGGAGGTGATGCCATATGATATTCAAGCCACATCCCTATCAAGATTACTGTATTTCACGAGTGATTAAGCAACAAAAGATAGGGCTATTCTTGGATATGGGTTGAATGGTTTAGGAAAAACTATCATAACCCTATTCGCTATATACCAGTTGAAATACAACTACTTTCAAGTTAAGAAGGTGCTTATCATAGCGCCTAAGAAGGTGGCGGAAGCAACCTGGCAACGTGAAGCGGCCAAATGGGACGGCGTTGGTATTCTTAGAATATCCACCGTATTAGGCCCGTTAAAGAAACGCATACAAGCATTAAATACACCGGCGGATATCTACATCATCAATCGCGAGAATGTATCGTGGTTAGTTAGCTATTACAAAAACGCGTGGCCATTCGACATGGTGGTAGTCGATGAATCGAGTTCCTTTAAATCACATCGGGCCAAACGATTCAAGGACTTATCGAACATGTACAACCATATCAATCGAATGGTGCTGTTAACCGGCACACCATCACCGAATGGGTTGATTGACCTATGGGCCCAGGTCTACTTATTAGACCGTGGCCAAACATTAGGTAAGACATACACCGCCTTTAGGGAACATTATTTTGACCCGGACCAACGTGGCCGTGATGTGATCTACAGCTACAAGCCAAAGGCGAATACAGATGATGCGATTATGTCAGCCATAGCCCCATTATGTATATCGATGAAAGCAAGCGACTACTTAGACCTACCGCCAATTGTGTATGATACGGTGCCTGTGGTGTTAGATGCTAAGGCGAAGAAAGCCTATGAAAGCATGGAACGTGATGCCGTCCTTGAAGTATTTGGAGCAGATGAAGAAATCACCGCCATGAGTGCGGCTGCTTTATCCAACAAGCTCCAACAGCTAGCTAACGGTGCCGTGTATGATGATGAGCGTAACGTCCATGAAATCCATGATTGCAAGATAGAAGCCTTCACGGAGCTTATCGAACAGCTACACGGTAAGCCGGCGCTAGTGTTCTACAATTTTAAGCATGATTGTACCAGGTTAAAGGAAGCCTTAGCGAAAACGGATCTACGTGTGCGTGAATTAAAAGGTGCCGATGAAGAGTTCGATTGGAACGCCGGCAAGATTGATGTACTGCTAGCACATCCTGCATCAACTGCATATGGGCTTAATTTACAAGACGGCGGAAACCATGTGATATGGTTCGGGCTTAATTGGAGCTTAGAGTTATATCAACAAGCGAACAAGCGTTTGCATCGTCAAGGGCAAAATGAAAAGGTAATCATCCATCACCTTATATCCGTAGGTACACGGGACGAGGATATGATGGAAGCCTTAGAAAAGAAAGACGAAGCACAAGAATATGTCCTTCAATCGTTGAAGGCGCGGATTGATAAATATGTGAAAGGATAACAACTATGAGCAGAATTTGTAAAACCTGTGGAAGCTTATTCCAGGCTAAGGGCAACGAGCAAGAGTGCCCTACCTGTAAGGAAGGGTTCAACGATATCATGGATATCATCAAGGGACGAGACAGAACGGAGACAGTAAAAGACAGTAAAAAGACAGAAGCGCCACCTACTACACAAGAGACATCACCGAAGATGACTACCTGTAAGGTGTGTGGTAAGGAGTTCGAACAAACGGGCAAAGGTCGACCTGCTGTCAACTGTCCAGAATGTCGAGAAGCTTTGAAACATGAGCCAAAGGCAACGGCTAAGGTGAGACATTTTGAGCCTGAGCCTAAAACAACGCCTACAGTAGTGGTAGCAACTGATGAGGATAAAGCTAAGCTGTACGGTAAGATTGAGACTGAGCCAGTAGTAACGGATACGGCTTCAACCGGCGTATCAGTAGCCGACGGTAAGCCTACAGATACAATGAACGATGCGGTACATCATCCACAGCATTACACCTTGCCAGGTTTAGATGTTGAAAGCGTTGACGTCATTCGTGCGGTATTGACGCCGGAAGAGTTTAAAGGTTGGTGCAAGGGTAACGCATTAAAGTATTCCCTTCGAGCAGGTCGTAAGGATCCGGCGAAAGAAGTTCAGGACCTAGCAAAAGCAGGCGTGTTCTTAAGTTGGATTACTGGGGAGTAGCCTATGCATACCAGTGCCAGTTTTGAGAAACTGCTACACGACCATGGGCATTACCTGGATGACTTATACATAGTTACTGTTCGATATGTGAACTACTTGGAGGAACAGTACGAGAAAGCTAGCATACAGGAGAATGAAATCGTAAGGGAATATAAGGAAGCTGGTAATGACCAGTTCGATGAAAAGACCTATTCGTATCCTTGGTATCATGACGAGCGTTGGGATGAAGCTACCGATACATTGGAAGCGATAGAGGATGAAGTCGATGAGCTGTACAAAATTGTAGAAGGGATGGATTACATATGACACAGGATAGTATTGATAGGATGTGAACGTATGGGTAAACGTACGAGTAAGGGGACACATCCTGGAATAAGTAAACTGCAAAGGCTGATGGATAGTCACAGGAGACTAACTGACATCGAGGCGCATCTGCAACGCCTGGAGCAAGAAGCACGAAGTGAGTACCCCAACACCGAAGAGCAACAGCTGAATCTCAAGACGGCGTATCGTGATTTGCTTGAGGAGTCAAGGCAACTATCGCGGGAACGATATGAGCTATGGGCTATCATCCATCAAGTGCCAAGCGATTGTGAGCGTACATTCCTTGAATATCGCTACTACTTTGGCCTTGGCATGAAAGACGTCATTGAGGCGATGCACTACAGCGAGCCCCAGGTCTACCGCATACGTAAGATGGCTGTCAAGTCTTTTTGCAAACTTTTTGAAAATTTCTAAAACATGATATGAAATGATAGTTGCACTTTGTGTTACCTTATGGATGTGGATATGGAAACGAGCGTCGTATCCACGCACTGTAGGGTAGTTCATAGTGATACCTTTCATGTACTTACACTTCTCTCCTGGGCGGTAGCCCAAACATGAAGCGAAGCATTGAGGACTACGAACAACCACGTAGTCCTTTTTGTTAGCTTTAATTAGAAAAGAAATACCCTAAATAGAATTAAAATTATTTTTAAAAGTTTTGAAATGAAAAGGTACTTCCTCGACGGAAAATCGCCGGTGGTCGCCTCCGCGCGATGTTTGTCCGCATGTGAAAAATTTTTTCAAGTAGAAAGTACCCTACCAATAGACACTTACGGAAGGAGGTCCAAAATGGCCACGGAAAGACCCAAAGTCAAGTTCGATGACAATGGCGAGATCATTGTCACCACAAAAGTGCTATGCCAAATTCTGGACCTCGGTCCGGAAATGATATCACGCCACAATCGTGCGGGTATGCCGAAGGTGGCCACGGGTTGGTGGAACGTTCGTGAAGTTCTTGTATGGCTTGGCATGTCTAAGGATAAGGACGGAACGAAATCCGCTGCTCAAAGAAAACTTGAAGCTGAGGCGGACTATAAGGAAGCCAAAGCGAAACGCGAAAAGCGAATGAACGAAGTTCTTGAAGGCCAGTATATTGCGGTCGAGGACGTAACTCGGGAATGGACTGGACGCGTTAATGAATTGAAATCATCCCTTGGGCTGTTACCCAAAGCGGTTAGCAAAGAATTTCCAGATGCAGAAACAAGGGTGATTGTAGAGAGGACGGTGAATGAGTGTGTCAACGAGTACCTCGAAAGCTACGCGCGCGACGGCGTCTACACGAAAGCGAAGAAAAGTTAATTCAAAAGATTCCAAGAATCCGAATAAACAATGTCATTACAATTCATCACACGATCCTAGTACTTCGTTTACGTGGACGGCGCAAGAACTCGCAGCATTCAAGCCTCCGGAGCGGTACACCGTTTCCACATGGGCCGATAAGTTCAGAGTACTCCCAAGCACTAGTGCAGAACCCGGGCCATGGCACACGCACCGTACTCCATATTTAAGAGAGCCTATGGATATGCTCAATAACGATTTGATTGAATCGATTGTACTGTGCTTTGGTGCACAGATTGGTAAGACCGAAGCTGAACTCAATATGATAGGGTTCGCTCTTCATCAATCAAAAGCACCAGTCATGATGGTGTATCCAACAGATATGCTAGCAAAGTTCAATAGCGAAAAACGTGTTCAGCCAATGATCACGAACACAGAACCTCTGGCCAAAATGTACAACGAAAACGCAAGTTCAAAGTTAGAACTCAACTTCAACACAGGAAACTACATGGTATTGTCCGGTGCTAACTCTCCATCGAGTCTAGCGTCAAGGGCTATCAAGTATGTGTTTTTCGATGAAGTTGATAAGTACCCGGTATTCTCCGGCAAGGAAGCGAATCCAATTAAGTTGGCAACGGAACGTACTAAGACGTTCGTTGATGCCAAACACGTGATGGTATCAACTCCAACAGTCGAAAATGGCAATATCTGGACTGCTTTCAAGCAGGCTCACGCACAGAAAGAGTACTACGTACCATGCCCACACTGTGGTGAGTATCAAAAGCTCGTGTTCAAACAGATTAAATGGCCCGATGAGGCTAAAGGCAATAAGGACCGCATCAGGGACACCGCCTACTATGAATGCGTGCATTGTACGAAAGCGATACACGATAAGCACAAAATGGATATGCTCCGTAACGGAGAATGGCGAACCGAAAACGAGCCCGATTGTCGAGTGCGTTCGGTTGGCTACCACTTATCGTCCTTGTACTCTCCTTGGATAGCCTTTGGGAAAGTTGCGTACGAGTTCTTTACATCAAAGGACTTCCCGGATCAGCTTATGAACTTTATCAACTCATGGCTAGCAGAACCTTGGCGTAGCGCTAAGACTAAGAGTACGCAAACGCTACATTTCACGGAATCAACCTATGACCGTGGCGTAGTACCGGATAAGGCAACGCTACTTATCGCTAGCGTTGACGTACAGCTTGACCACTTCTGGTGGGAGGTCAGGGCTTACGCGCCAGGCGTCAAGTCCTATCTCATCGATTATGGCCAAGCTAGTACATGGGATGACTTAGAAGAAATCATAGTCAACAGGGAATATCCAACCGAATATGGCGAACCTAGACAGGTGATGAAGGCGGGCATTGACTCAGGTTTCAGAACCGATGAGGTGTACCAATTCTGTGCACGATTCCCTGAAATATGTATTCCGCTCAAGGGTTCGTCAAATCATAAGACCCTAACGGCGCCGTACTCAATGTCTAGCGTTGAAAAGGGCGTTATCGGAGGCCTTAAATTGTACGTCCTTAATACGGACTACTGGAAGGACTTCATATTTGCTCGGATGGTACGGCCAACTGATGAGGTCGGCACAATCCATCTGTTCAAGGATTGTCCTCAGGAATATACCGACCATCTCAGGTCGGAAGAAAAACAAGAAATCCGCAACGTGAAAACAGGTGAAGTTACGGTGCAGTGGAAACCGCTCACGGGTCACCCTACGAATCACTTGCTAGATACATGTACATACAATGCTGCGGTAGCAGACATTGCAGGGGTGAAGTATTTAACGGAACCCGAGGAATATGAAGAATCCAATGCCGTAACCGAGGATATCGACTACGGTGTAGGAATGGGAAATACGAACCATTGGTTTAGATAAGGAGGTGAACCATGAGCGATGTAAACGAACAATTGGACCGTATCCGTGAAGTTATCGAGGATATCGAAACAAAAGGATACTCCGAGTTACAGATTGGCGGTAAACGGTTCAAAGCAATTGACCTTCCCGTGTTATACGCACGAGAGCAAACATTAATGCAACGTGTTCATGAGGAAGCAAACGGCTTCCAAAGTGATGCATACGTAACATGGGGTGGACGATGAATATCTTAGATAAGGTAATCGGTTGGGTTAGTCCTGAACGGGCGCTTAATCGTATCGCAGCACGAGAGGCTATTCGCCAATATGATGCAGCGTCAATGGACCGATTGAGCAGTGACTGGCAACCTGCTTATGGCACCGCCGAACAGTTGGCCACCGGAGCGCGTGATCTTATTCGGGGTCGAGCTCGTGCAGCTGAAATGAACAGCGACTTAGCAGAGTCTGTAGTAACGGCTTTAATTCGTAACGTGATTGGCGTTGGAATTAAGCCACAGGCGAAGGTAAGAAGCGGTAAAGGCAAGTTAAACACGAACCTTAATAACAAAATCGAAAAAGCATGGGCAAAATGGACTGAAGCTGAAAACGCGGACGTCCGAGGGATGTCAAACTTTTACGAATTGCAATCCATCGCGCTACGACGGATGCTGTATGATGGCGAAATTCTTGTCAACAAAACTGCACAAGGTGAATATCTTCCATTATCAATTCAGTTAATTGAGGCGGAGAATATCGGAGCGGTTAGCTTACAAAATGGTAAGAATAACATCATCAACGGCGTGGAGGTTAACGAATATGGGAGACCAGTTGCGTATCACGTATATCAAAGCGATCCAATGGGGTTACGCAGTTTCGACGCATTACGGCTAACTACTAACCAGGCGTTCTTATTATTCAAGCCGACTCGTACTTCTCAACTTCGAGGGATGAGTCACCTGGCATTAGTCCTCCGCCGTATCCACGATATTGATGAATACATGGACGCAGATTTAATTGCTGCCCGTGTATCGGCATGTTATAGCGCGTTCATAACGTCTCAAAATTCAGCACGTCAATCGGCGATGCTACCTAGGGATAGTAAAGGGCGTCCTAATATGACACTAGCACCAGGAATGGTTAGACACCTTAGCCCTGGTGAATCCATTGAGTTCGCAGACCCTAAACGTAATGCAGGGACTGCGAGTGAATACTCAGCAACTCAGACACGGAGAATTTCCTCCGGTCTAGGAATGAGCGCGGATATCGTAGCTCGTAATATATCTGGTAACTTCTCCGCAGCAAGGCAAAATCTGTTAGAGGACCAAAAGACCTTCCGACAATGGCAAGACTTTGTTATTGCACACTTCTGTATGCCGATTTGGAAAGCCTTTATTGACGCGCTGTACCTAGCTGGTGAACTACCATCTGACTACTTGGCGAATAAGGACAAGTACCAAGAAGTATCTTGGCTCGCACCAGGTTGGTCGTGGATAGACCCAGTGAAGGAAGTGTCTGCCAATAAGGAAGCCATCAAATCTGGCCTTACAACCTTAGAGGATGTGTGCGCAGCATCTGGGCGTGATTGGGAGGAAGTTCTTGAACAACGGAAACTCGAACAGGATAGAGCCAAGGAGCTAGGGGTGTTACTAGATTATTCCATTGAGTTGCAACCATTGATGGACCCAGATAGTGACAATAACGTCCAACAATCACAGGAAGGAGCTGATGGCTAACAATGGACGAAAATGAAAAACGTAGCGTTCAAGGTAACTATTGCCGTGAATCTACGATTGACCAAGTCGACCCCGACAATCGGACGGTAGAACTTTCCTTCTCCTCCGAAACGCCATATGGCCGTTGGTTCGGCGATGAAATCCTTTGCCATGATGAGGAATGTATCAATCTCGATAGATTTAATGATGGCTTAGGCACTGTGCTATTTAACCATGATCGTGATGCGGTCGTGGGGCACATTGAAAAGGTGTGGATTGAAGATAACCGAGGCAAAGCGCTAGTACGCTTTGACGAAGATGAACAATCCGATGCCATATTCAAGAAAGTCCAATCCGGAACGCTTCAAGGTGTTAGCGTTGGTTACTCTATTAAACGCTATGAAGTGTTAGAAGATGATAGTACTACATCCACGAATGGCCGTTTCACAGGCCCGGCATACGTCATCACAGATTGGGAACCTTTAGAAATCAGCATTGTATCCGTACCTGCAGACCCTACGGTCGGCGTAGGTCGCAGTGCAGATGATATTCAAATTCATACAAGTATTGACACACAGGAGGAAAACAAAGGTATGGATGAAAAAGAAAAATTGACTGAAACTCCAGAAGTGAAATCCGCTCCAGTTGAAGCAGGTATCACAAAAGATGAATTGGCGAAAGCTATGGAAGAAGAACGTAAACGTACTTCCGAAATCACTGCTATGTTCCGCGATTTCGACGTTGAAGGCGCAGACGAAGCAATCGTATTGGGCAAATCCGTTGACGAAGCACGTGCAATGGTAATGGACCAATTACGTGCACGTAACGCAGGCGTGTCCGTGAAAATGGGCGAATCCGAATCTGATAAATTCCGTGCAGCTGCACAAGATGCAGTATTAATGGCGGCAGGTATTCAAGTAGCTGAACCGGCACCAGGTGCTACCGAATTACGCGCACATTCCCTGGTTGAATTGGCACGTGAAGCATTACAACGTGAAGGCCTTCGCGCTAACTTTGGCGATAACTTGGAATTGGCTCGTGAAGCTATTAACTCCACATCCACATTCCCTGCTATCATGTCCAATTTGGCAAATAAATCCGTAATGAACGGCTTTAACGAAGCAGAAACTACTTACCAATTATGGGCAGGTAAAGGCTCTAACCGCGACTTCAAGGAAGCTACACGCGTAGCATTATCTGAAGCGGGTGATTTGGAATTAGTTCCAGAAGGTAGCCAATTCAAAGCTATGACATTCAAGGAAGCTTCTGCACGCACTAAAGTCGCTACTTACGGCAAATTATTTAGCTTAACTCGTCAAGCTATCATCAACGATGACCTTGGTATGTTCTCCGCTATCGCAACTCGTTTCGGATCCGCGGCTAAACGCTTGGTTAACAAAATGGTATACGCACAATTGACAGGTGACGTAGTGATGGACGATGGCGTTGCATTGTTCAATAGCAAACATGGTAACGTTGCATCCACAGGCGAAGCATTATCCGTCAAAGCTATTGCTAAAGCAGTAACTGCTATGCGCCGTCAAAAGGGTATTCAAGGTACCGCTACACTTAACATCACACCTAAATACTTAATCGTTCCACCTGAACTTGAAATGGTAGCATACCAACTCATGAACTCTACAGCAGACGTAGCAGGTACTAACTCCGGTGTGGTTAACCCATACAAAGGTCGATTCACTGTTATCGCTGATGCAGAAATCACTGATCCAGATGCATGGTACTTAGTAGCCGATGCAACTCAACACGATACAATCGAAACTACATTCTTGAACGGCGTAGAAGCTCCACGCTTAGAAACTCGTCAAGGCTTCGACGTAGACGGTATCGAATATAAAGTTGCATTGGATGTAGGTGTACGTGCACTTGACTTCCGTGGTCTATACAAAAACGCTGGTAAATAATTAGGGGGTAACGATATATGATGACACAATTCGTACAAGAAACAGACCGTATTGACATTACTGCAATTGCAGAAGTCAAAGCCGGTAATATCGTAGAAGTTGGTGCACTTCATGGCGTGGCTATCACAGATTTAAAAGTCGGTGAAGTAGGCGCTATTAAAGTAACCGGCGTGTTCAAAGTAACGGCTAATAAGGCAGATACTTTTGCAGTCGGCGATGTAGTTAACTTCTTGACAGATAAGGCTGTTAAAACAGGCGGTAAACCAATGGGTATCGCGGTAGCACCTAAAACTGCTGCGCAAGATACAGTTACCGTTATGCTAGTGCAAGCTGTCAAAGTTGGCGCATAGTCAATAGCTATATTATGAGGATAACGGGGGTCATACGCCCCCGTTAAACCTATGAGGTACAAATATGTATACATACGATGAAAACGTCCTCCTGGGGGCATTTGGTGAGAAAATCACATATGAAGGTAAGACCATCAAGGCGAGCGTGGAAATCGGTGAGTACGATGGCAAGGGCTCAGGATTCGTAACCGGATTAGCTGATAAAGCGAAGATTTGGGTACGGACTAAGGACATCCCATTACCTAAGACCAAGGATGAAATCTACATCCACGGCAAGAAGTGGTATGTGGACCATATCTCTGATAGCGACGATAAAATGCACTGCCTAGAAATCGTGGCCAACGTAAGGACGGTGAGACCATGAGTAATGAGCCTATCACCATTAACGATGGTGCTACGCCCTACCTTGAATTTATTGCTAAAACGAAGCCTGATTGGATGCGTAAGGCAATGAAGTCGATGGGGTTCATGATGTCCAAGGCTATCAAGGAGGGCATCAAGTCCGGAGCACCAGGCGGTAAGAAGTATGCTAGCTTCATGCCACCGGCTATGCGGGCACAACTCGAAGCAGCATTCGGTGCTAAAGTTCGAAGAGCTTATCGGAAAGGTGGTAAGGCTGACCGAGAGGGATGGACACATAAGTCTCGGGATGAGCTTATCGCTAGTGGCGTAAAAGCCGGCACAGTTGGGTATACTCCACTTGGCAAGATGTACCGAGCCGTAGGGTATCAGTACGACGCTAAGTCTGAATCGGTCAAGGTTGGATGGTTATCAAATTCTGCTAAGAAATTAGGGGAACAGATTGAAAAGGGCTACACCAAGGAAATAACAGAAAACATGCGTAAGAAGTTATTCGCGCATGGGTTCCAGTTGGCCAAGGGGAAAACGACCTTCACGATTAAACCTCGTGAAACATTTGGACCGATGCGAAATGCACTTCAGCCTAAACTCGTACCATTCCTTGAGAAGAAAATCGGTGAGTACGCCCTAGGTAACACCTCATGGAGCTCCAGTAATCGAGTATACAAAGTGAGGTAGCTATGCAAACAATTCCACTCGCAGTGATTGCGAATCGTTGGGTTGAGGCAATCAAGGACAATGATCATATCAATGAGTTCTGTAAAGCGAAGTATGGTAAGGACCTAACTATATTCGTAGGGTATGACGATGCGGGGGCTCCTCTTGAGGAGGACTGCCCATGTGTTATCGTCCTTATGGATAATAAGTCTGAAGGGCTCGCAGATTCTTATTCGTATACGCTCCAACTCGTATGGGGCGTGTGCCGGAAGGAAGCGGAACGTAATGGCCGTGTCATTACCTATACAGGCGCCTTTGAAACCGATGAACTTGGCCAACTACTCATTGAATGTATTATGGCCGTTAACCCTAATTATCCAGTCATTCACATTGACTATGAAACGGATAACGTATCGTGGCGCCCGGTGTATCCAGGTAAGGCCACATTCACCATAGAAATACCGCATGTAATCGGCGGTCACGTTGAATATTAATAGGAGGATAACATGGCAGTAGCTAAACGTGCGCAAGGCGCACAATCCAAATTAACAATGGCTTTTGAAACTGACTTTGGCGTTACACCGTCCACCGGTGGCGTGGTTATGCCAATCATTAGTTCCTCTCTAAAAGCAAGTCAAAATCTAAATGATTCTAATGTAATTCGTGGTACACGTAATCCAGCTGCACCTAGCCGAGGTAACATCGATGCATCCGGTAGTATTACACCTCCAGTCGATGTAATCGGTTTCGGTTATTGGTTGAAATTAGCGTTTGGCGCACCTACTTCTACAGCAGGCGCAGGCTCCGCGCATAAGCATGTGTTTAAAATTGGCCCGGATATGCCGTCCGCTACATTCGAACAAGGGTATAAAGACATCAGCACATATCAACAATTTAGCGGTGTTCGTATGAATAAGATGGCGCTTAACTTCGGCGGTGACTCTGAGTTAACAGCCACTATCGACGTAATGGGCTGTAAGGAAACAATGGCGGCAGTACCATTCGATACAGCCCCTACGCAAATTGCATTTACACCATTTGAAAACCTCGAAGCCACAATCAAAGAAGGCGGTGTGACAGTAGCTAACATATTGTCCTTAAGCCTTAATATTGACTTTGGCCTTGATGGTGATTCTTACGCCATTGGCGGTAAGGGCTTCCGTACCTATATCGATACAGGCATTGTCGGTGTATCCGGTACATTAAAAGCGTTCTTCCAAAATATGGACCTTTTAAATAAGGCTGTAAATGGTACAGAATCTAGTCTTGAATTAACCCTTACGAAAGGGGCTAACTCCTTGGTTATCAAATTACCTGAATTGATTTACGAACGTAACTCTCCAGGTATCGATGGTCCTAAAGGCGTTAACATCGAAATGCCGTTCAAAGCATACTATGGCGATGATGCTGAGGCATCTGCCGTGCTATTCGAATTAACTAATACGCAAGCAGCGTATTAATAGGAGGTAACCATGAAGATTCAAGGTAAGGAACTAAAAGCAAGAGCCCTCACATGGTCTGAACGTGAAATGTTGATTAAAGCAGGATATATTGTCCAGTCGAAGAAGATGATCAACTAGCAGGTATCATTCGTAGCCGTGACATTATGCGGTTTATTTTGATGGATGTATATGGCCTCAGTGATGAGGACCTTAATACTGTATCGGATAAGGAAGCTATGGACTTTGCGGGTAAAGTTATCACAGCTACATTCCAGGTACAAGACGCGACAGAAAAAAACTAAAAGAGGTGTGGGGGTGGATGTCCTCTGACCGTCCGAAGTATTGCCAAGGGTGTAGGGAACTACAATCCGCCACCCGGCAGTCCTTCGACTGTTCGGAGTGTGAATACAATCCTCCACACCTATTATTTGGTACGAAATTGGCTATGAAACTGTATACCCTATCACGCAGTCAACGCATATATCACACAGGAGGGCTAGCAGGATTTGATTATCCGGCTATTCGCACAGTCGCGGAAATGAATAATATCAACCTGAGTCCGATGTTATTCAACCTCATGTGGATATTAGAGGGATTAGAAATGGAGGCGATGAATAAGGATGTCGAATAACGTAGTAGATATCGTAGTGCAACTGACCGATAAGAATACGCAAGCCGGTTTAGAGAAAATCGCAGCCGCCTCTAAGGGTACAGTTGCAGAGCTAGCAAAATTAAAAACAGAAATGTTGACCATTGGAGCTGGTGCAGGTATTACCGGTCTAGGTTCTAAACTCGCCAAAGAGGCACTCGATTGGAATTTATCTGTTAAGAAAATGCAGTCCTTAACAGGTGCCACCGCTGAACAGGCTAGTACCTTTATCTCCGTGGCTAACTATATGGGCATAGCTACTGACGTAAGCACTACTGCGTTTGCCAAGTTTGCGAAGGCGGTATCCAACGCACAAGATAAAATGCAAACAGCCTCCGCAGAGGGGAAGCTTGCGACCGATATGTTCAGCCGGTTAGGGATTAGTATTGATCAGATTCAAGGGAAGAACACGCTTGAAGTATTCCAGATTATCCAAGAACGCCTAAGAGGCATGAAGGACGGCGCGGAAAAAACTCGCGTCGAAATGGAATTATTTGGTAAAACCGGGTACCAACTCCATGGCATGTTGAATATGTCTGCAGAGGCGATGAAGCAAGTCGAGGACCGGGCACGTGCTATGGGACTTATTATTGACGATGAAGCGGCTAAGAAATCGGCGCAGTTCAATCGCCAATTAAAGGACATGGAACAGACCGGCAAACGTTTGGCCATCATGATTGGCCAAGAGTTATTGCCAGTGATTATGGACTACACGCAATGGGCTATCGACTTAACGAAGTCCTATAGTAGTATGGCTTCCGAACAAAAGGAAGCTATCTCTGGGGTAGTGAAATTTAGTTTTGAAGCGGGCATCGCTGTTACTGTAATTCAGTCCGTAACGACTGCATTGAAATTCATGAGACTTGCTACATTAGCGGCTGCAGGTCCTTGGGTAGCCTTGGCCAGTGCTATTGCGTTGGCAGGTAAAGCCTTACTTGACTATCGATACAAGGAGCGCACTAAAGGTACTGACCTCGGTGTTGAAGTCAATGGTATGAGGGCCCATCGGAATCTGAACTCCGATAAGGGCACAAGTGAGGCCTACATGGCTAATCATGACGGCAGATATTATGTTGAGGATAGTTACTTCTTCGGGCTTTTTAAAAATGACCGGCTAGCCACTAAGGAGGAAGGCGCTCAAATCGATGCTGCTATTAAGGCTAAGGAAGCGGCAGACGCTGCGACGAAAAAAGCTGAAGAAGAGCAAGCTAAGATGGAGCAGGAAATCGAGAACGCTAAGAATGGCCTTACCAATAACGAAGCCATTAATAAGGCTAATGAGGAAGCAGGTAAAGCGGCGAAGGCCCAAGAAGCTGCAGCTAAGAAAGCAGAACAAGCGGCTGAAAAATTAGCTAGCTCCGTGGAACGTCTTAACGACATGATTCGAAGCCTAACGCTCCAATCGTTGGAGATTGACGGTAGTCAGTACGAAATCGATAAGCTCAACGCCAAGAATCAATATGAATCGAACAATAAGAATATTCGAGATATTATTCGTTCCGCGGCGGGGCTTAATAGCGTAGGCGGTGGAAGTGGTGAAGCTTCCGGCGTATTAGCTGCAGCTAATGCTCAACTTGGCAAGGCCTACTCACTAGGTGCCGATGGTACTTGGGCCACGGACTGTGGCAAGCTATTTGCGGATTCTGTTAAGGAGACCTTCGGAAAGGACGTACCAAGATATGTTCCTTCCATTATGGATGCGGCAGCCGCTGCGGGTGCATGGCACCCGGCTGGTGATGGATATACACCTCAAGCAGGCGATGGCGTTGTAGTCCTTGGCGATAATCACATCGTAATATCTGACGGTAACGGCGGATACACTGGTGCTAATTCTAGTACAGGGGTAGTCGCTAAGCAGTCTGTTGAAGGTGATTTCGGGGCGGTTACTGGGTATGTTGATACTGCTAAATTGGTAGGCGCATCTGCAAGGGTATCGGCTTCTAACGATGCCCTTAAGAACGCTAACGCGCAAGCGTTGGCCAACTCCAACCTAGTGGCCGAGGCAAGGGCCAAGAATGAGGAAGTGTATCAAAAGAAACTCGCTGAGGCGGAGCGAAATCAAACTATCCGCGTTCGCAAGATGAATGAGGATATTACGAAACTTGACCTTGAACGTACAGGGGACAGACTCCAACTTATCAAGGCTGAGTCCGATGCACAGAAGGCTCAAATTGACGATAACGTTCGCGAGTACACCAAGGCCGTAGGGGATAAGAAACTTGCTGAGAAGAAGGCAGAGTCGGAACGATTGAAACTTGTAGCCGACACTGAGCAGAAAATCAGAGAGCTTGCCTACACACAAACGACTGAAGCATTAGATCATCAGTCCAACTTGGTGAAACTTGGCCACCTTACACAGGACCAGTCCGATGCCATTTTGGCGGAACAACTGCAAGCCTACATTGACTATTCCAAGGACGAGCTAGCTAATGCACAGATGACGGCTACGCAACGTCTACAGATTGAGAAGAACCTAGTTGAGGCCCAACAAAAGCTATGGGAGATGGCAGGGCGTAACTTGAAATCTCGATTAAAGGAAGCAGCGCGCCAATATCAAGAGGAAACCACGAACTATGCTGACCTTGCGAAGTCGACCTTTGATAGCACGATGAGTAATATCAATTCGACTTGGATAAGTAACCTCGAGGCCATGGCCACAGGTACGAAGTCCTTCAGTAAAGGGCTAATCAGTATATTCAAGGATATGACGAATAGCATTATCAAGATGATGGTGAACCTATCCTTTCAACAATACCTACAACCTAAGTTACAAGGCTTATTCGGCGGATTGGCTGGGGGCATAGGGAATATTGGCGGAGGCGGTCGTACCTTCTCTACAGGTAGGTCCTTTAGTTCAGCGTTCAGTAGTCGAGGGTTCTCTAAGTTCGCATCCGGCGGGGTAGCCCCTACGGGCATGACGTTGGTTGGTGAAAACGGCCCAGAGCTCCTTCAATTCAACGCTTCACATCGTATCTATAATGCAAGCCAAACACGTAAGATGCTAGGAGGTAACCAGGGGAATAACGTTACTGTTAACATCATCAACCAATCTGGCCAAGCTCTTGAATCCGAGCAACAAAGCTCGAGATTTGATGGAGAAAATTACATCATCGATGTAATGGTTAAGGCCGTAACCAATAACAAAGGAGGTGCGCGGGATGCAATTAAAGCAGCCGCAGGTTAATCATGGCAACATTTCCAAACATTAGATATCCGATATATCCAATTCAAGAAACTACACCGGATATGACCTATAAGGGTCAAGTAGAAAATATGACTATACTCAGTCGCCGTAAGACTACTAAGGCCCTACGGTCATACAACGTGAACTATAAGGTGCCCACCTCCGAGTACTTACGGCTAAGAGCCTTTTTCGATGAGGTTAACTGTTCGACGGTGTTCGACTGGACGAACCCTGAAACGAAGGAAACTATCAAGGTACGATTCAGCGATCAGTTAGACTTCGCCGCGAATGACTACGGCATATGGGTTGGTACCGTTAAATTACAGGAGGCATAACATGTTAACACTTTCAACTGCATCAATTTTGGAGAAAAACAAAATAGACGCCACGGGTGTATGGCTCATGCTCCTTGATATCGAATACAAGGGCGATATCGTCCGACTCGTGTATAACACTGAGGATATTACCTTTCAAGGGAACAAGTACATTGCGTTTCCGTTTAAATTAGCAGATGTCAACCATAACTCGACTGACCTTCCAAATGTTAAATTGTCCGTGTCCAATGTGACACGGACTATCCAACGCCTGGCGGAGGATAATCAAGGGTTCACGGGTGCGAATGTCATTGTCCGTGTAATAAATACAAATGTACCGAATGTGTGCGAAGTAGAAGAACACTTCGTTATTACGGGCTCCGTTGCTAATGCAGAATGGATGGAGTTCACACTAGGTACGGATTTTAGTTTCACACGTCGGTTCCCCTTAGTCCGCATCATGAAGGACTTTTGCCCGTTCAAGTTCAAAGGGGTTCAGTGCGGATATAAGGGCACCGAGACCGAGTGTAATAAGACTTTGTCACGATGTCGAGCATT